ACCCTGCAAATACATGCAAAGTGCTTGACATTTTTATCGATATGATGTATTATGATTATAGAAGAGCGCTGCACGAACAGCGGTCAGCTCACATTTGATGTTTTAAGAAACACCGTCAGCTTGCGATTCTGGGCGGTGTTTCTTACTTTTTATGTAAGATTACTTCTTGTCGTAGTGGTCTTTTACGACCTTGTAAACAAGAGAGACAACAGCCGTCAGCATAATAACGAATTGAAACAACTCGGAAACCGACATAGTCATCACCTCCCTTTCGGGAGCTCACCGCCGTACACTATCGTGCAGCACTCATCTATAATATAACATTGCTGTAACTATTTGTCAATAAGAATTTCAACAAACAGAGGTCTGTCAATACGACACCCTCTGTTTCTTTTTCTCCTTTGCGTTTGCGCACGCCCAATGGGCAAGCGCCGCCGATTCGAGCAGCGAGATATCCGCCCCCTCTAATATAGAGCTGTAGCCGAAGCCGCCGCCGCTGCCTATGGCGCGGTGCTCACAGTTCGCGGCAGCCTGTTCGAGTGCGGGCTGTGAAGAATGGCATATTTTGCCCGAGAAAAGCTCCTGCTCAAACAGCGCGTTGGCTTCGATCACCTGAGAGACCTTCGGCAGCGTTACCGCACAGCCGACGGACGCGTTTTTTATATCGGACGAGAGTATCGTCTGACCGCTCGCGCCGTCAATGACGACGTGCTGCACTCGCGGATTTCTCAGATATTCGATTATCCATGCATTACCCTCGCGGACGGAGCGGCAGTCTATAGACTCTAAAAAGATCCTGCCGTTAGGTATTTTCAGCGCGACCGATACGGATACGCTCGCCTTTTTTGAGTACTTCACGCCGATAAACAGCTTTGTGTCGGCAGTTATCGGCGGTCTGCCGTTAAGCTCCGTTTCCCGCCATTCCTTACGGCTTATCGCCGATTTTTGGTTGTAGCGTATCCACAGACCGAGTCGCTGTATATTGTCGTCGGTCTTGTCGTTTACGGGGTCGCCCAGCTCCGAGCGTATCGTCCTTTCGGAAAGGATAGTGCCGAGAGACGGGTTCGTCTCATACCACAGCTCGACGTTGTGGGCGTCGCTCATATCCGGCACGCTCCACTCCGCCCAGCCCGCGTCGGCATTGTTCCCCGTAAGCGTGTTTCTGCGATAATTGAGGAACACCGAGCCGGAGGACACAGCCGTCGGCGGCGTTCCGCACATGATAGTCTGAGGGTTGCGGCTGTCGGTAACGACGTATTTGAGCGCCGACTCCTGATCGGCGGTGTACTCCTGCGCTTCGTCTATGATAAGCAGGTCATAGCCCTCGCCGAGACCTCCCTTTGAAGAGCGCGTGCGGAAATTGATAACGCCGTCGCCGTCAAGCCACTCTATACGCTCAAGTCCGAACTGCTTTGTCGTCTTGAAATCGTCCTTTTCGGCGTAGCCCATTTTTGACAGGCGCTCGATGACCTTCTCCCACGTTGAATGAGACGTCGTCGTTCTGTGCGCCGTATGCAGCACGCGTTCGCCGTTGATAAGCCCCCAGCATTCGCGCATGATAAGAAGCTCGCTCTTTCCGTTTCGTCTTGGCACGCTGTAGCCGAATTTCATGTGAGTCCACAGCCCGTCGGAGTTTATCGCCATGATGTCGTACATCATCAGCTCCTGCCACTCCTGCGCCGTGCGGTTCGAGCTGTTGTAAAGCTCGATCGCTTCGCTGCCCTTCGTCTCGCTGTACGGTAATATCCTCGATTTCGTCGGAGTCTGCCGACCGAGCCTTGTTTCGCTCATAGCCTGCCCCCTTTGCTAAAGCATGGCGCGACACCTCGCTTTCTGTGATTTTTGGTATAAGAAAAGCACCTTCGCGTTTGCGTTGGTGCTTAGTCTATATTGTTTTCTTTTGCAAAGAGAATGATACCTTGCTTCACACTCTCCGCAAACTGTTCGATATCTACGTTTTCCTGCCTTGCCTGATACAGGTTAAGCAGATTGATAAGCGACAGCTTTGTCATATCGACACCGGTACCGATGCCCGTATGCATGAAGTCGTTTGTCGCTTTTTCAACAAGCATAAAGTCAAAAGCATAGCCTTTATCGAGCAGCTCGAACTTTGCTTTGTCGAGTCTGTTGTAGATTTTTGTAAGTTCGGATTTGGTCATGTTCATCTTCCTCCAAAGTCGTGAAACTCAAATATCATTATGATTACTCCGAGCAACAATCTCAGAACAATTCCCACAATGATAACCGCAATGAGAATTTCAAGCAGTTTTATAAGCATGGTAATCTCCTTTCGGGCATAACAAAACCGCCTTGATTCATGGCGGCAATCATTTCTTTTTCTCTTTTACTCAATGCCCAACGCTCGGCTTTCTCACGCTCGGCTTTCTCACGCTCGGCTTTCTCACGCTCGGCTTTCTCACGCTCGGCTGTTAACCTTTCGGAAATCAGCCACCCGCAACCGAATACAGCTTTCTTTTGCTTTCGCTGCGCGTCCAGAGCCGACACGCGAACACTCTCGTTGCGGGGGATAACAAACTCTATGCCGATTCTCGAATACGGATAGATAGCCGCTGTAGTCACCAACGCAAGAGGATAGCTGTATTTCGGCAGCTGTTTTTTGTTCTCGTTTTGATTTGCCTTGTTCGCTTCGTATATTTTTCGGTATAAGCCCGGTACCGTTCTTGCTCTGATCTCATGCGGTTCAAGATTTGTGACGAACGACGTGTTGACATCGGCGCCGTTGTCGTATATTATCGATGCTCCGATAGGCAAAACGGTGCAAAAGTCTCCATATCTGCAAAGCGTTAAAGTCGGCGCAAACAGGAAGAATTTTATATCATGCTCAACATAGAATTTCACGATCTGAGAAAGGATCGAAAACGGCGGGTTATCAACTACGATTTTTCCGCTGTAATCAAACCGCTCGTAATCTCTGCCCGGATAGAAAGGACGGCAAAGATCGGCTTTGTCAAGCCCATATTCGCTGCACACCCAATCCGCTAAAGCGTCGTAAACCATCGGCGGCGTGTAACAGTCGTCGGTCGTTTTCTTTGGTTTGAACTTTTCAACAAATCCGTCGTAATCTTCAAATTTTTCTTTGCTTTGGCTTGTTGCTGCCATTTGCTCACCTCCGAAAGGGTATGAAAATACCGCCGAGCCTTGCGGCGGGGCGGTTAATACCACATTACTTTTCTGTTTTTAGGCACTTCTGCGATTTCGCCTTTTTCCAATTCTTTTAAAGTTCTTCTCAAACCGTTTATAGCCATTCTACTGTACATTGTACCGAATTCATCTAAAGCGGTAGCGTTTTCTTTGTCGTTCGTTAAATCAATCGAAACATGAGCGGTTTTCCCACTGTTTTCAGGAGAATAGTCAGCTTCTATTATTCTATCTGTTTTTACTATGTTTGTTAATATTAGCATAATACTCCCTACTTTCATCACCGTAGTTATAAACTCTTGATGTAATATCGTGAGCTTCGTTTTGACTGTAACCTTGAGCCATTAATTCTCGTTCCATCTTTTCATGATTTAGCAATGTCAAATCATGCGGCTGAATGTTCTTTCCTTCAATCAGCCTTTGCCAAGACTGTGCCATTTCATAGCTTGGATAGAAGTATTCAAGTTCTTTTCCACCTAAATCATGTTTTTGCATAAAAATAAAATCTTTGATTTGAAAAATCAAATCGGCACTAAATCCCGTGTTCTTAGCAATTCGATTCACATCATTTGTCATGTGTCGTACAGATTCATAGTATTGATCTGCGTGATCCTGTGCTTCCTTGCTGTCGGGGTTCAATGCTCCACTTATTGCACCTGATACTCTTATTATACCACTTTCCCCCGAATTTGCAACCCTATTCAGCACACTATCCTGTAGATTTTTCGCCTGCTCCTTTGTAAACCTTGTCGCCTTCCGCGCATTTTTCAGCGCCTGTCTGCGCTCCTTGCCTTCAAGCTTTGTTCCCCGGCGGTTATATCGGCTGTGCAGGCTCGTAGTTTTCGCGCTGTTGTACAGCACCGTACAGGTGCAGTTGTCGTGAAACGCCCAGATATTCGCAGGCGCTTCCGAAAGCGTATAATGTCCGGCAAGCGCTGCGCACCAGTCGCAGCATTTGCCGTTCGTCTGTCTGATTATCTCCGTTTTCAAGCCGGCTCTTTCACGAAATTTGGCGTTCTCCTCAACGTAGTCGGTGTAGAAGCTCTCCGTCACGTTTCGCACGGGCGCGTCGAGACGGCGGCGCTGTGTCTGTTCGTTTGCTGTCTTGTCCGCTGCGGCGATCGCTATGTGCTCGATACGCTCGCCCGGGAACGCCGCTTCCTGCGGCGCAAGGTGAATGCCGAGCCGCCTGTCCGCCTGCTCCTGTGCCGCCCTGGCGGCGAGGTTTATCAACTGATAATTGTCTCGCAGCGTACCTTGTAAAACGGCGCTCGCGACCTCGTTTGTAAATGTCGGATCCGCCTGCATTTTGGGAGTAACGTGCTTTGCGATAGCCTTTGACAGCGCGCTGCCGCATTCCGTCGAAAAGAGTGAAACGTCGTTAAGATCGCCCTTGCCGGACTCGATCTTTTTAAGGAGCTTTGCAAGCCGCGTATTGTCCGCGCCAAGCTCGGACGCGAACTCTGCCCGTATTTTCCGCAGCAGATCGGCGCCGAGATCACTGCTCATTTCCGCTGCCCTCAATGCCTGTCATGTGACGTATCACGGATGCGTCAAGATAACCGGGGATCGCCTGGTTGATCTTGAACGCAGCGTCGCCGATCGCGCCGAGAGCCGACGCGTCCGGCTCGAATATCGGCTGCCACACGGGGATCGTATTACAGAACGCACGGCGCTCGTACTCGTAGTTATCACGAACACAGGCGCAGAGATAGCCGACGTTAAGAAGTCCGCTGCCAAATGTGCGCTGCGCCTTTCGAGCTGTAAGTCTTAATTGCTCGTGACTTGCCTTGATCGCGTCAAAGCTCATCGGATTCGCCGTTGTAAAGCCGAGGTCGTCGAGCGTGAGCCCGGTCTCGGCTGCAAAAAGACTGGCGATGCTTTTAAGCTGATCCATGTGCGGAGTCATGCTCTGCTGCTGGAACTGACCGAGAGTAGGCTTGTCGTTGTCGCTGTCCTTATCTATCCGAAGGAAGCTCGATATCGACGCCATACGGTTGTTGAACTCCGCGTCCTCGCTCATGCCGAGCACATATTTTTGCGGGAAGGAGTAGTACTCCGCGCTTACCTCCGAGCGCTTGAGCGTTCGCAGCGCCGTTTGCGTGAGCTGCATACAGGCGCGGGATATCCGGCTGTGACCAAACGGACGAACGGCGTCTGGTCGGTTGATGATCGGCACGAGCAGCGCGTACGGCGCCGGATTGTCAATGATCTCGGGCTTTTTCTGACCGCGATAATAAAACTCCGTTTTTTCTCGAGTGAAGTATCCCTCGATCGTAGGAGCTCCGTTTTCGTCACGTTCGATCACGGCATAGCCCTCGTTGAGCATATTCGTGATCGGCTCTATAATGCCGGTCGCGTTGCCGCCGTCGATCACCTGGATACGCGGGTAGCCGTTTTCGTCTGCGGAGATATAGTCAAAGCTGCACGCCGCGATAAACGCCGAAAGGATCGAGCTGTCCACAAAAATATCGCGGCTGTTATAGTCGAATATTTCGTTGAGCAAAAAGTCGTCGTGCTCAAAGCGATCGAACACAACGCGGTCGGCGAGAGTGTCGACAGCCTTCGCACACCAGCCGAGCGTTTCATGCAGTCCGCGGAATTTCTCGGGGATAAGCCCGTCATAGTCCTGCATGATGTTTTTCATTTCGTAATACTTGTAGCGAAGCTCTACACGGCTCTGCTTGCGCGCGAGCTTTGTTCTGAGGTACTCGATACCTTTATATTCCGTTTTCACTCACGTCCTTTCGAGAATTTGCGAGAAATATAAGCAATGGCGCG